CTTGTGGCAGCAAGCTATACCACTAAAATACTGTTAAGGGTGTAAAGATTTTAACGCCCTCAAAATTGTGGAGGTTATCAACACTAGACAAAGTCTATACCGACATCACGTCGGTCAGGGGTAACTTTGAGGTGTACCCATTCAAAACAAAAATTTCATAGCTCCGTAGTTACAAATACACAGCAAATTCTAGCAACATACAAAATTTACATGCTGTCAGTATCATACTGAACAAGCGTACCTAAAAGTACACTTGTTAATTGTTGGCAAATGTTGGCAGAAATTGACTTGGTACGTCATTGTATTTATTGATGTTTTATGATATTAATAACCGTGTCGCCCTCTTGTAAGTTCGCTTCTTAGTCTTAGTATCATTTTTATCAATAAAATTCTCATTCCATCTCCTACCAGTTTTTAGTGACTGGAAACACATAGATTTACAAATTCACGCTTATAATCAATTGTTTGTTTTATTAATTCCAATAAAATACAATTAATGCAAAAATACAAGCCAAACCTAAAAGTATTGGAAACGTAAATCTGGTAAGCCAAGATATTTTTCCATTAGTAGTATTTGGATTTACTGAATATCCTTTTTTTATTATTGATGGAACAGAAAAACTTACAGTGTTACCTTTATATTCTTTCTTTAGCGAAGTAAACTCAGATAAGTAGCTAGTTAATAATAGAATAGCTGTGAGAAGCATAAACATAAAACCTAATTTAAGGTTCATCATTAAAATGCTGATGATTGTAATAGCACTAGAGATAAGCGAGCCTATTGTAGAACTCCAAAATAATGACTTATATTTTTTTATTTCTTCTTTATTCATTTAAAATATATTTCCCCTTTCACGCAATCCAGCGCTTTTTATTTTGCTTTCCTAAAATTTAGGACTTGTTATATAAATTTGAATTTATTTATAACTGAATAATAATATTTTTTTCTTTTAAATTTTCGAGACATTCAAATAAATAGCTATTATTGTGTTCAGAGTATATCGGTTTAGTCATTGGTACTTTTTCAATATTTTCATAACTTGAACAACTTGTCCCTCTATAAAAAGGATTTTCCCAGTCAACAGAAGGTTTATATCCTCTTTTTTTCATCTCATTCATAACGAGCTGATGGTATTGAAAGAGTTTATAAGGTGAATAATTAAAAACATAATTAACTGTTGAGTGAGGCTTTCCCCATCCATTACCACGCAACGCACAACATTCACGGTGTTGTCCTAAGAGTTGTTGTCTTGGAAGCTTCTCGATTAAATCTTCATGCCAAAGTCTCATATTATTTCCTCCTTTTTTTAACCCACCAACTCAAACCAGCACAGCTCATACAGCAACGCACACGCCTCGTCATAGGCGTTGTGATGATAGCCGTAGAAGTCTAAGAAGTTGTATATATTTAATGTGTCGCGTGTGATGATATCGAAACGGCTGATGTAATCAATGGCACACTCACGAAAGCTCTTTTTGCTCATATCACAGCACATTGATGTTATCAGTCGTTTAGTGGCTTCATAGTGGCAACCAGTTATCTGACAGAACTGTGTTATATCGTTAAAGCTTCCGCCATACTGTATAAACCAGTCCCAAAGCATGAGAATCGCTTCTTTGTTAGCTCTTTTTTCTGCAGGGCTTAACGTATCACATTCGCCTAGCCGTCTATCATCTTTATAATATGCGTGCATGTACTCGTGAGCGTGGTCAAAGGGTGTTGCGAGTTCTGTATATGCTCCAAAGCCCAGTTCTAAAGAAATAAAAGCTTTTTGATTATCTAACTCCCCCAACCGATAAACAACGCCTAATTTTTCTATTTCACATATCAGTAGACTATTTAATTCCTGTTTGTCCATAGTCTACCGCCTTATTTATTATTATCTAAGTCTTTAGCTTTTTGTGTAATATCGTCCCACTTATCAGAGAACAACAATTTGATAGCCATTTTGTCTTTTTCAGTCAAAGGACGACCACCAGAAGACAGCAAACGAGACCATACAGCGTCATCGTCAGAGTTTGCGACCTCCGCCAAGTCTATCGGCTCATTGATCGGCTTAGCTTCAGCACGCCCCAGTAGATAGTCTACAGATACGTTGAAATAGTCGGCTAGCTTTTCAAGATTTGCTCCGTTTGGAGTTTTGGTTTTCAAACTATAAAGATAGTTTTCACTAAAATTCAAGTCGTCTGTAACTTGTCTAAGAGTTTTACCTCGTCTTTCCGACAATTCTTTTATTGTGTCTAATACAGTCATATTAAGCCTTTCAGATAAACCTACAAAAAAGTGTGGTTTTATTGTTGACATAACCTACAAAAAAGTGTAAAATATATTTTGTAAGTTAAAACGTAAGCAAAAAGCCCTTATAAACAAATTCGATAAGCTCCCCAGCCGTTGATATTAGTTTATTAAGTGATTTTTTCTATACGTTCATTCTATACTTTATTGTAGTTGTTGTCAAGGGAAAACACACTTTTTCACTGACAAACTATCTTACACAACAAACGAAAGGAATACTCGTAAATGATTGATACAACGCAAAACATGGACGAACAGCGTTTAAAAATTAAACAATATTTGTCAGCTAAAGGCTGGACACAACAAACACTAGTTAGATTAACAGGATACCCTAAGCAAGATGTTTCGGCTATCCTTTCAGGAAAGCGAAAAGGCACACCTTATGTTAATAAATTCATAACTGCTGTCTGTGAAGCTTACAAGATTAAATAGTCTATGACAAGATTAGACACCGCAATCATGCAAAGCAAGCAGTCTAAACCGTACTATCACAAAATCATTCTTGATTTACTCGTACAGCTTACGACAAACGGAAAATATCGCAGTCTTAGAGCTTTTAAACAGTCAGGCGACAAATTAACCGCAGAACAAAAAGAAACGCTCAAAAGCTATACTGACAGCATTATCTTACTGTTAGAAATAGGCATGACGTTTCATGAAATTAAACAATTTTTAGTAAATTTAAAAGCCCGATTGGGCTAGGAGGTATGAAAATGAACGAACTGCTAAGCACAGCTATTAACGAAATTCTTGCTCAACAACGGTATATTATCGAAAGCATAAACCAAATAAAAGCACGCCTTAACATTGATAATGAAAGTGTTAAGGATTGACAAAAATATCTGCTTCAGCAAAGGTTAGCTCATTACTTATGTAGCTCACTAAAAGTTTCAAAAACCTTTCCAAGTCTTCAATATCTTTATTTAAATTTCGTCGCTCATAATGAGTGAAATCATTGCCTAAATATGCACAGGCAAGTCCCAAGGTTTGAAGTTTTTCATTAGAAGTAAGATAGTCTGTAATGACATTTTTTAAAGGCATTTTATTTATTTTTTGATTTTCTGCTTGATTTGTCTTTAAAACAAAATCTTTAATTAAAAATTCTATTGATTTTCTATACCCCATACCTATAAGCTCATTCAGACAATATTCTTTTGCTAATAAAGTTTCTTTATAGTTATTTACAAAATTAGGAGATAATTTTTGAATATTTTTAGGCAAGTCAGTTTTGACTTCCTTAGAGTAGTTTAGTGGCAACTCCCGATATTTGAAGTCTAAACCAGCATTTGTTCCTACTGAACTCTCTTCATAATATTTCATTATTGGCTTGAGGCAGTCCTTATATGTACATTTCAAGATAGCTACTTTTCTGGTTAATCGATTTATTTGCTCATAATGAACAATAACTGTTTCGATATAATGTGGATTCATTTGCCTGAAACAATGAGGACAAGACATTGGTGACTTTATTAATGTTTCTTCATCCATTAAAGAACTAGCGTTTTCTTGTGAAAAATTATACTTCATAAATTACTCCATTCCCGATTAAATATATCACTATTATACACCCAGTTTACTACCAAAAACAAGAGAGGCCATCACAATGTGGGACAAAATCAAACAACAATTAGATAAGCAAGGCATAACCGAGTATCGGCTTGCCAAAATGGCAGGCATAAGCCCCCAGCAGTTACACCAAATAAAAAAACGCAATACAAAAAACCCTAAATGGCTGACAGTCGTTAAGATTGCGGAGGCATTAGGAGTTAGCTTAGATGAATTTAAATAATCGCACAAAAAAAAGCCGGACATCTCCCCAGATAAACGACTTTAAACTATAAGTAAGGCAAGCTCTAACAAAGCTTTTCTTACTCTAATTATAGCAAATTGGAGAATAAAAACAAAATGAATAATACAACAAACAAAGAAACTTATATCCTTGACGATTCAATCGCTTTCGAGCTTATGGACTTATTAAAAGCCAAAGCACGCCACTTTATCCAACTTAATGAGTACGTTTATCGCTTGTTTGACGGTCAATCAGTAGTGACTTTCACAACGTTGGAAAATAACATTCAAGTAGAAATGGTTAAGGGATAAAGCATGAAATTTAAAACATTTAATTTAAGAGTATACCGTCATAATAATGAAACACTGCTTTTTTTTGATATCAAAGGAGAACAGATACCAACGAGCAGAGTCCTTTATATTAAAAAAGGCAACCCTTTTAAGATGAAAATTTCTCATGAAATTGCTGAAAAATATCGTATTAAGCAAGAAATTAAGCAAACAGACTATAAAGGATGTGTTACAGAGGGCGTTATGCAGTTAGCTGACATCATAGAAGAAAAAGTTATCTCATGGGAGCATCACAACGCAAATAAAGAAAATTGGCAAGACTGGATGCGTGTTTTTGCTTATGAATATCTTTATGACGTAGCTTTTAACCGTGGTGTCCGTCACGAAAGAAAGCGGAGAAAAAACAAGCACAAAGCATTGACGGCATTTGATATTATCAGTTCCGAAGATGTTACAGAGCTTTCTCATGAGCTAGGAATTAGTGAAGATAAACTCACTTATGCAGTTATGGAAGTTATCGCTAAACGTAAAAATGGAGGCATGGCATGAAATTTACTTCAAGATATACTTTAAAAGATTTACGAGAACTCAACCGCTTATCATTAAAACAAGTTGCTAGAAAAGTAAAACTGAACAGGGAACGTATAGCTGAACTAGAACAAGATAGTAGTTTTATCACAATTGATGAGATGTTTCGATTTTCAAAATTTTATGACCTTTCAATAAAATATATTTTTATAGGAGAACAAGTTGATTTTGATAGAAAACTAAACGAATATTTAGGAGGTACTCCATGAATGACGACACTCTAACAAACCTTGTGGCGCATGGCTTAGTTGATAAAGTCATTCATTTATTTAATAAGTATCTTGGCACACAGCTCAAAATAAGAAATGAAAAACGAGTATTACCTTATATCTCTAAAAAGCGTGTCATGGAAGACTTAGATATATCAGACGGCACACTTGATAATTGGGAAAAGCACGGATTGAATCGATATAAACCACGATACAAAACCACACTTATTTACTATTTGATTGATGATATATGTAAATTCATTGTATTAGATAACTAAGAAATTTGTCAGGCAAGGCATAAAGGATTAAGAAATGAAAGATATTATTAACGCTTGCCCTTATGTGGCTGGTATTGATAGCGTAGGTATGCGAAGTTTAAAAGCCTATCATACAGAACTCACAGACAAGCAGATTGAAAAAATAGACCCATTAAACGCCAATACAGGCACAGTTGATTATTCTTTTAAAGTTCGTAAATATAAGCACGGTGTCCGATTTGAGGGCGAAAAAGAGGGCGGAGAAATCAGCTTATTTGATGAGGTAGCGAGATGATAGAACACCACCAAGGCTACACGGCTTTAAAACGGTACGGACGGAATAGTTTTAGTCCAGCAGGTAAACACCCGTTTAAGATTATTCACAACGCACGAGCGGTCAAATATGACTTGATACAGCAGTTTGAAGCGAGTACAGGCATAATCTTACCAAATGGAGCGAATAATGACCTATCCACGCAACCAGTCCCCTTTTTAGGTAAAGAGCTGGCTATTATAAAAATACAGATAAAGGAAACTAAAAAATGACATTAAGAAATTTGAGCGATGATGAACAACAAGCACTTTCTGAATTTATGGAGAGTGGCAAAGCGTATGAAATGCTGAAAGCTCAATCGGATACTGAAATAAAAACTATTACAATTGAAGCCTTATATAAAGGCGACGACTTACTGGCAGTTACACCGCAGTTTGATGACATATCAAATCTTGAAGCAGTCAGTATCTTACTTAATGTATTAGTAGCTGATGCAAGACAAAGCACAGACATAGAGAGTTTTATTAAGACTATTATTTCTATGTGGGGAACTTATGACGAAACGGAGGGGAACTCATGAAATTAAGCGAATTACATAAAATAGACCAAAACATTGTTAAATTTCTTGGTGAACACCGAGGAATTGACCGAGCTGTCAAAGGCAAAATTTTAGCACAATCCCTTGATATTGATTTTAGAACTTTGCAAAGTCGAATTGAGTACCTACATAAACAAGGTTGCGCCATTGGTTCGATTGATAACGGTTATTTTATCCCAACTAATGAGGAAGAACGCAGAGCTGGAATCATAAAAAAACAACGCACAGGCATAGCGATTAATAATGCAGTCAACGGCTACACCCTTGCAGAACTTGATTGGATTGACCAACTATTTGAGGAGGACTGACATAGTGAATTGTTATTTATGTGGTAAACCTCTAAAAGAAAATGAAGTCATTCCCTATCAAGAGCGACAAATTTGCGATGAATGTGAGTATAGACTGGAGGTTGACGATTGACAGAGTTAGAAAAACAACGGGAAGCATGGGAGCGATTAGAAAATAATCTTAAAGAAGTTTTGTCTATTCCATGGGAAGAATTCGACCATATCGACAGTGCAAGAATACCAAAAGCACTTGATTTTATCCATGTTTTACACCGTGATGAATTTGAATATCCTTATCTGTCAGTTAAAACAGCCGAGGGGAAAATCAGAATTAAACGCCCTACCTTTCATATTAATAATGGGCTGAACCATTTCTCACTCTTTTATGGCAGAACAAAAGCCAATAAAGACGAAACAGAGACATCAATTTCAGAAGAATCAAATGTGCCAAGATATGTTCATGCTATTATGGACTATCTCGCAGGAACAATCGCCATTTATAAAGAATGTTTCTATTTGATTAATGATGATGAACTCGTATTACTTTCACAAATGAAACTATCAGAACGTTATCGACTATCAAACCGTAGTACCTTTGATGTGAGTGCAGTTGAAGAAATATTACTTTTCATTCATGAACACTTACAGCTTGAACCCATAAAAGCCATAAAAACAGCGGTTATCGCTTGTAATGATTTCCAAATGGATTTACATACCCAAGACATACGAGTTGATACACAACCAAGTGAAAAAGAGTGTTATTTTAAACGCTATGAGTGTAATTATAATGATGTCATGAAAATTGTTGCCACTTATAGTAATTACTTAGATATGGTTATTGATGATAAAGACAGTTTGCATAATGCGAGCTTACAACCGATTTATACCATGCTTGTCGCTTGTCGTGAGGGAACAAAAGCAAAATTCTTTGTCAGTAAGTCCGCAGAGCGTACAGGTAAAGGATTAAGGCACAAGGTTATTTCAGCCCCTTTTATCACAAAAGATATCTTACTAGATAACTTGGGTGGTGGTGGTTTTGAAGCCTTAAACGCATGGGCGCAGTTAGACGGTGGCGAGTTCTTATTGGCAACTGAACAGGGCGACATCACAGGTAAAGCCATGGAACGTGCTTTGAAAGTGATTGCGACTGAGGACACCCACCAAGCACGACAAACAGGCGGAAATACCAACAATGTCAATCTCACAGGGGTTCTGTCTATTGATAGCAACGCGAAAATATTACTTGATGAGGGCATGAACTCACGAGCAGTCAATATCGCTTTTCGGAATCGCCCAGCACAAGAGAGCGACAACGAACGCGAACAGATTTTTTCTGAATACTGGGAGGCGTTTACTATACAGACAGCAACCAGCACTAGCAGAACAGCTAAAATAAGCGCAGGCGTTGCTAGTTTGGTGCATAGCTTTTTATATTGGAAGTCTGAGAAATTCAAGTTTAATTTTAAGATTGTAGAAATGAACAACTTACTCGATAACAGTATGCTTGATGATGTGCAGGAGCGGATTCTTGAAATATACACGCAGGGCAACCCTATCATTTACTTTGAGCATTTCCCAGATATTTTGCCACTACTGGCAGAAACTTATGCAGGGGCAGGCAAGAAAGACAAGCGGAATAAAGCGCTGGAATTTATCGGTTTTAAACAAGTCAATAAGAGAGTGATTAATAACGATGGTTCAGGATATACAAGTAAAAAGGCTTTTGTTATAAGAAACTCTAAACGAGTAAGACAGATTACAACGGCTTATCTTGAAAACAAGATGAGAGACAACCAATTATAGCAAAAACGGTATTATGAATACCGATTTAATACCGTTTTGAAATAGCTATAAACCCCAGTAATATAGGAAATAATACCGATAATACCAATAATACTGATTTATAGAGGGGTTAATTATTTTTGTTAAATATAACAAATTATAAAACTATACCAATTAGCCACTGAAAATATTAAATATATTGGGGGAGGTAAAAACGGTATTTTGCGTATTATCGGTATTAAATTGAGTAAAGCAAAGGATTTATAGGTGGTATTAAAACGGTATTATTTTATGTCAAAACAGTATTCTTTTGCTTGTTTTTGATAAAATCACTAGAAAAAATCAAAAAGCGATATAAAACATTCACCAATACTAACTATACCAATTATAAAAGGAAAAAACATGAAAAAAGTACGCTGTCCGACAAATTGAATTTACTGACAGAACCTAGTAAAACTTAACATAAAAAATTGGAGAAAATAAAATGGAAAAGGAAATAAAAAACTTAGAAATCCCAATCGCTGAAAATGAGAGAAATAAAGCAGTTGAAAATCTTCTATCATTAGAAGAATACTTTGATAACCAACTTAAATCAGACAAAGAAACTTATCAAGCAATCGCGACATTAGGCGATAAGTTGGGCGTTCTTTGGAATGGCGATAAATAATAAATAACGAAAAATGGAGAAATAACATGCAAGTAAAATATATTGAAGAAGCAAAAAACAAACTCGAAAAACAAGCTAAACTAATCACTCAAAAAGTGGATAAAACGAATCAATTAATTTCTGAATTAAAAAACAAAATTGAAAAAATGGAAAACCTTTCTCAACATGAGGATATTGATGAATCACTCAAAGCCTTATCTGAATTGAATAATGCTAAGCAATTACTAGAAACATTAGAAAAACGGCGGGCGGAGGAACAGAAAGAGCTTGATGTTTTCTGGAGTTCTCAAGAAGTTGATGATACTCTTAGAGAAGCATTAAGCCAAGCAGATAATTTAAGTGACATTGAGCTAGATTTATTAAAAAGTACCGTGTCTAAAGATACTAAGAAAAAACTAAAGGAATATAACAAGGAAGTTGATGACCAACGTTATCGCCTTCAGGAATCAGGAAATTACTTACTAGAAAAATCAAATGTTTTTTCTCGAAGCGCATTAGATAATTTAATCGGTCAAAAAAACAGAAGTCACAAAAATAACTTTTTCTTTGGAATTGTTAGAGCAATGGCAGGTCAATATGAAAAAGAACTGATGACATTTCTAAAATCTGAAAAAATCCTGACTGATTTAGATTAGGGGATTAAATGACTAAAAAAACAGAAATTAATTTTGGAATTGATAGCAAACTAGAAATCAGAGACGCAAATAAAAAAGCAGGTTTTATTGGACAAATTGCAGGGTATGCCATTGTATTTAATAAGCCAAGTGTGCCTAATGCACCTTTTATTGAGTATATTTCTTCATCGGCGCTCAATAATGTTGACCTAAGCGATGTATTAGCTTTATATAATCACGACTACGCCAATGTATTAGGGCGAGTTGATGCAGGAACTTTACAACTAAGCATTGATAAAATCGGCTTACACTTTGTTTTGGATATGCCAGATACAACGGTCGGGCATGATGTCTATAACAACATAAAGGCTGGAAACCTTAAAGGTATGAGTTTCGGTTTTGTCGTGGCAGACGGTGGCGATTCATGGCAACAAGGAGCAAGTAAACCTATCCGAACAATCAACCAACTTCAAACATTAGGAGAAATAAGTGTCGTAAGTAAACCTGCTTATGATGATACTTCTATCAATGTCACTCGTTCTATCAAACAATTTGAAGACGAGCGTACACGAAAGTATAAAGAAAAAGTAAGAGCTTATCTTGACGGATTGAGTGATTAGATTATAATAAAAAAACCTAGTCTTTATTGGCTAGGTATTTATTGTTAATGTCAGAAAAAATAAAAGTGTTACTGAGAATCGGTAACACGTTACTGTTAGAAGTGACAGCTTTAACCGCATGGTTAAGCCATTTATAGGTGTCTGTTACTCTGTTACCGCAAAAACACCTACTCGCTAGGAATTTATAATATAGCACGAAAGGATATAAAAATAGATGGTTAGATATTATTGGGGGAGACCTCAAGATGTTATAAGGTGGTATCTTAGAGGAACGTTATACCTAAGCGCTCAAAGCAGAAAATCTTACATTGAAAAGATAGGAGCTGAACCAGGTAACTTACCAAGGCTTCTTAAACTATTAAATAATCTTGATGATATATTTGATACACTCGATACTGACAGCATAGCTCTATTATGTTTGAGATACGTTGAGTTATTAAGTATCGCAGAGACTACAAAGCGCACAGGATTGCCAGCTTATCAGATAACAGCTAAGACAGGTAAAGTCATGAAGAAAGCTAAGGAAATTATATCTAAAGCATGATATAATAGAACTATCATAAGTCCCAGAGATGGGCAGTGGTATAATAAGTTCAGGAAAGTATCTCTAATTGTGGGGGTGCTTTTTTGTTTGGAGGATTATATTATGAATGAACTAGAGTTTAATATCAGATTATATCTTACAGGCGTTATGAAGTCATGGACTGATAGGATAGACAACACAGACCAACTCACACCACAACGCTTTATATTCAACGCAATGACAGAGCTGTTTGATTCATTGAGTGATGATGACCTAGAGTTAATCAGACTTAGATACATGGAACGCTTGACACTATCAGAAGTTGCAAGCCGTTATCTGTTAAACGAACATACTATTAGAAACCACACGAACCCAACCATTAAGCAAGT